CTAAAGTGTTGCCAAGGTTAATCTAACTAATTCTCCATTGGGTTTTTTCACTAAAGCCTTTAAAGAAGTAGAATTATTTTCCCAATATGGCAAAAAACATGAGGAATCCTTTATAAAATCATCTGACGCGATGTCAGGAACAAATGGTATCTCTGCCCCCCTGCAATCTTTGTGGTTAATTTTTAATGATACAGCGTCAGGTGTGCTACCTGAAATAGCAGTAAGTTGAGTATACGCTGAGCCAGAACCGGGCCCCCCGTTAATGTGGGAGTACAATGCTCCGCTATCTAATGTCTTTGATAACTTATGAATCCGCAGTTTAATCGCTGCGCTATCATAGCCGAAACTATTAGCGCGGATATTACCTAACCCTTCTTCTGCCAAATTAGCAACATTAATTCTAGAGGGATCTACCATCCCGGTTATACCGCTTACGGTAGAGTTAGGGGCGTCTATGGTTAGACCCTGCCCATCGGTTGAGCGGATCCCAATTAAACGTAAACCGTTCACACGGCAAGCCCCAGATATATAAATCTGATTCGCCTGGAAATCCTTAGTATTGGTGTCAATTATGGCTATATTGGTAAATACTGATTCGTGGGTGAGTAGGTACGCGCCAGACCCAGCGCAATCTTCTACGGTAATATTAGACACATACATGCCCTTACCATCCATACCAAAACCTACACCTAACGCCCCGCGAACCAGAAGATTATCAATCAGGTGATTTAGTGGTAACTGATGCAGTGGGTATTGGGTTATAGGGTAGTCCCCTGGCCTGTCCAACTCCGGATTCATGTCAGTGTCAGCACCTAAATCGAATCCGTCCCATACGGGGTAAATAACGACCGAGTCGCGGAATTGCAGATTATAGTTGCGAGAGGTTGTCGAGCCCACAGTACCTTGCCAAGTTTTAACGCCACTCTCCCCAGCGCGATATGAAGTAAACCCAATAACTCCACCATCACGTTCAAAGCCACCATTATTACGTAAAAACTGGGCGCTACTTACTGACCCATAGCTGGTTCGTCCGCCAATGACATAGTTACCCTTCCCCCAATCGCCGCTAAGGTTTTCGAAGGTTATAATGCCATCTTTACCTCCGCTTGGATTATTGGCGTCTACCATCTTGCAGAAGTGACACCCTCTAAACAAAAAACCAGCCATTAGACCGCTAGCCCGATGAACTTCGACCCCTATACATTCTCTAATTTCTAACGTAGACGTTATGTTTTGCCCTTTTGCATTAGGTGGGAGTAACGTTTCTATTCCTGGGAATTTAACGTAATCGCTTACGGTTGGCTGATACCCATCAGTTTTAGATTGTTTTAAAGTGGCAACGACCGCTGCGGCATCCGTTAGCCACTGATTGTCATCCGTCCAAGGCTTGATAACCCATGGTGTTGTAGTGCTTTCCATAAAAACCCCGGCAATGCGGGAACCTTTGCCTAATTTCGTAAAAATAAGATTTCCATCTCCTATAAACTTAGCTTTACATTCTATAGTCAGAACCTTTCCGCCAAAATCAACTGTCTCTCCACCATAAAAATTATAATCTCGATCGATAAGAAGGCCATCAACCGCAGCAGATGCTGCATCCTGCAATGTTGGATAATCTGATAATTTTACTGAATACTTAAATTTTTTATCAGCTTCTATTGAATATTGATCTGGATCGTACTTCAATACGTTAGCAATATAGTCAACCTGAGAACCATGGGCATCATAGATAGCCATGCTATGACCCTGAACGGTGACAATTTTCACCAGTTGGCCGTTGTATACGATTTTACCGGCTGCGTTGATAATTAGCGGCTGAGTAATCTGGACGTGAGAGCCATCCTCATTTTCAATGTATACGGGTATCTGATTGGCAGGATTAACCGGATCGGTATCAATCTGACCAATGTAAATTTTCCCATTAGCAACAGCTTTAAACGAACGGGATTCAGTGAAGATTGGACGAGGGTTAGAAACAACTACGTTTGCAGTGATATCTGTCATTTAATCTGCTCCAGATGAAAGTAATCGTCGCAGCGTAGCTACGGCAATGCGTCATTAAGACCACAGTGGTCTTATTGTAGATATAACCAGTAGATCATATGATGCCGATCCACTTACAAAAGTGAGGCATCAGAAATGGGAAGAGATGACCCGCAATTTAATCTGCGGCTACCTTACGAATTAAAGGAAAAGCTGAAACAGCGAGCTAAATCGAATGGCCGCTCACTGAATGCTGAATTAGTTCAGATAGTTACCGAAGCTATATCTAAGCCATCTCCAGTATCAGGTTATCGCGACGAAGCAGAGCGCATTGCTGATGAGCAGTCCGAACTTGTTAAGAAAATGGTGTTTGATACGCTGAAGGATTTGTACAAAAAACCCACCTGACGGTGGGTTCTATTTGTTAGTCTTGCTTTGTTGACGGTATAAGAGATGCGTTTGCCTCTTTTGGCTTCAAGGTATACATCCCACCATTAAATGGATCTACAGCAAGCCAACCAATTAACCCACCAAACACAAGGTTTCCACCAATATACCAACCATTAGCATTGGCTTTGATTGGCATGGTAACTGGTTCGTACCCATCCTTCTCCATAGTGATCTGGTAGCTCTTTTTGCCAAAATAGCTACCATCTGACTTGGCGAGTGTTACACCTTGTGGAGTCTTACCTTGCGCAACAATCACACCTGATTCATCTTTTACCTTAAAGCTCGCGCCAGAAGGATTGCTGTTCACTTGCACAAGTTGCGTTTCATCACCAACAATAGTTGCGCACCCAGATAACATGATAACGCCAGCAACGACGCTAATAATCCTCTTCATATCAATTTCCATATTTAAAAAAACGGAAATATCCTAATGACAAACCATTCAAACGTGAAGTAGGCAAAATACGTTTACTTTTTTCATGGTATCCTGCTCAAAACTAAGGAGGTTGGTGTGTTAGAAATAATCGTACTCGCTCTTGGGATATCCTGTTGCGTACTATATGCAGGGTTAGCTGCCCTCAAGAAACAGGTTAAGGAATTAGATCGCTCACATGAAATTGATACAAAAATTGCGCGATTAACAGAAGAGAATAAACACTTAAAAAATTCCATAAGGACACTAACTGATGACAACTACAAACTGTCCAATGCACTGGCTAAGTGGGAAATAGTAAGTTATGAAAGAATGACGGACATGATTTTTTCGTCTTATATGGCTACAAAATCTCCTGAAACATCAGGAAAAGGAATAATTGCAGCTATTGAAAAGAGAATTAAATAGCCATCCATGGCGTTTAGTCACTGCTGTGTTGCCTGGTTAGCCAGTAGTGGCCTTACAGCCGTAGCAGCCTGACTCAACGCTCTTTCATAGGCTGGCGTTCCTGCCTTAGTATTCGCCAGACGTAAGAGCGCATTCCTTGCCATAGGGCTTTCATAAACCCTAGACATAAGGCCAATTCCTGTTTCACCGGCCAAGAGAGCGCCACCAGTTTTTAGATTACCAATAACCCTTACTAAAGGCGCAAGTGTCATACCAGTTTTTGTCACAACATTGGCCTCAGATGCTCTTTTGGTAGCTTCGAGAATAGATAGCATCCCCTCTATCTCTTTTCCGTGCTTCCCGCCAAATACAGTTTTAAACACTTGACCATTTGCTTGTTTTTGCAGCTTGCCAAGCTCGGTCATCATTTTCTGAGGGCTGTCACCTACCTTGTCAGCTATTTTGCTGATATATGCAGCCCTTAGCATGTCTTTGCCTTTTTGATCGAGTTTCCCGTACAATCGAGCTATATCTGACCCATATTGCCCATAAACAATGGTATTTACAGTCTCTGGTGTTAAATCGCCTTTGTTTAGAACGTTTTTAAGTCGCGTCTGAGTTGCATGCGTTGCCATTTTTGCATAATCAGCTTTTCCTGCTCTCCATGCTGAAGCATCTTTTGGGCTAATTCCTTTCGCTATAGATTTACTAAGGCTATTGGTTAGCGAGTTATAGACCCTGTCTACCATTGTTTGCGACATTGATGGCAGAACTGTGCGATCGCCTTTTACGTCAATGCGGAACTGAGTTCTTAGCTTATCAAGTAACTCAAAGGCATCATCGCCACTGGATATCTCCTGAATGGCATTCTTGTAATCATTAAGAGCAGAAATGGTCTGGGTATCAGAAACACCTTTAAGTTTTCCAAGTTCGTTTACTGCGCCGTCGATAGCTCTTATGGCACCACTTGTATCAACTGTCTTACCAACCATTCTACCTGACAGGTCGTTTAGCTTTGACTTGGCTAACGATTTTTCCCTTGCAACACCTGACTTTAGGCTATCAACTACTACCGATGGATCATAGTCGCCGTATTTTTCGGTGAAACGATTAACAAGCTTGGATCTGGCATCCTGCTGAGCAGCTCTCATTGGTCCAGTTCCAGCGATGACCCCCTCTGAGTAATCCTGCAGTTGATTGCCGAGCTTTGTTTTTGGAGGGACTACATCCGATGTCATAACTGGTACATCTGCCGCAGCGGCACGCTTGAGCAATTGCTGATCTGCAGGAGATATATCACCTCGCAGCGCTGTCACTCCTCTTCCTATCCCTTTTGCAACAGCCGATAAAGCCCCTTGTGCCCCAAGGTTGATGGCGGCATTCTTTGCAACATTGCCAGCAAAATCACCTTGCTGATTAGCGGCTTCAGCGATTGACCCGATAGCCATATTACCCGCCACTCCAACCCCAGGGACAAGATACCCACCAATAGCCTCCCCTGCCTGAGCATATGGATCGGTCGGTCGGTCAACGGGGCGATACACGTCATCCAGCACTTTAGGTCCGCCTAACCCTTGGCTGATTGCGTTAATGAGGCTCGCCCCACCCTGCAATACATCAAAAGGTATGTTTACCAGACCGCGGCCAGCCTGCTCGGCGATTTGTCCTGCGCCCTGCCCGCCAGTCAGGAAATCACCGGCACGCTGCATTAATGATGGTTCTGTCTGCTGTTCTGCTGGTTGTGTTTCTGCTGCCGATGCCTGCCCAGCAAAATACTCATCAATGGCGGCACCAATATCTTCCGTGCTTATACCATCAGGAAAGGTGAATGTCTTACCGTTGGCTGTAACTTTCATTATTCCACCGTGAATTGAACGCCGGATTTAGACGTGTAGCTTCCTCCGACTGATTGCTGAGTCGCTGGCTGCTGCCTTGATGATTTCTGCCCACCATTATCAACATTAACGTTGTACTGCTGGTTATAATTGTTGGTGTATTCCTGAATCTCACGAATAGACTGCTGCATAGCCTCCGGGCTTGAGTAGTCAACCTGCGGCATCCCCTGAAAATACATCTTCGCTTCTGCAATGGTGTTGATACCGCTAGCCCCCATATCTCTTGCTGCTGCCACGCCCTGATTCTGCATTCTGCCCTGAATACGTTGTGCTGAGTTATATAACTGGCGTTGCTCTTTGCCTGTGAGTCGGCTGCGAACATCTGCACCAATTGCCGGATTTCCTGCTCCGCCAGTCATTCCAGTCATGAAGTCAAGAGCAGAAGCATCTGCATTTGCGATTGCATCAATGTCTTTCTTCATCGCGTAGTTCTGTGCGCTTGCCGCAGACGTTGGAGGTGCGGCAATGGCGCTTGCCGGGACACGAACCATATTGCCGTTATCGTCAATACCTTCGTAAAACGCATTCGCCCCTGCGCCGTGAAGTTTTCCACCGACGCTGACTGTTCGCCCGTCTGCAAGCTGAACGACCCGATTTCCTTCGCTGCCTGATATCGTTCTGGCGTTTGCTCTTTGCGTTGCCAAATCTTGACCGCGTCGCGCTGTTGCCGCTGACATATCTTGTCCACGCATTGTTATATTCTGCCCGCGAGCCTGAAGCCCCTCACCTGCTTTATTGCTGCGGATTGTTTCAGCAAGTCGACCTCGGTCAATCTCGCGACCTGTCAACTTGTCCTGAATATCAAAATACTTTTCTGGTCCTACCGCGTGCATCCCAATAAGGTCTGTTAACTGCGTGAAGCCTTCAGGGCTTTGTTGATATGTCTGCCACGCCTGTTCAGGAGATACGCCAATTTGCTGCAGCGTATTCTGGTGAGTGGCAAGCTCTCGCATCACCGCTTCTGGCCCCTGAGCGGCGGCAATGTTCAATCGTGCAGACATATCGCCCATCGTCTGATTTCTGTCAGCATCAACAAACCCCATGCCCTGACGAATTGTTTCAATCTGGTCTGGATTGGTGGCTGCAAGTTGACGCAAGGCGTCGCGATCACCTGCCGCATAAGCCTGACCGAAAGCTTTTTGAAAGTCAGAAAGCCTCTGAGCAGCCTCATTCTGCTGTATTGCCTGGCCAACTGCGCCAAGCCCCTGAGCAAGTTGAACTCCAACGTTTGGGCGCTGGCTGAAGTCGTAACTGGATAATGATGGTTGTCCGGGCGCGCTCTGGTTCGCTACCTGCATTGATGGCAACCCGGCGAGTTGAAATGTAGCCACGATAACTCCTTAGAAGAGTGAGCCAAGCAATCCGATACCTGCACCAATGCCTGCCCCCCACGGCGTCGATGCACCAAGCATCCCGGCAAGACCAGCTCCTGCAAGCGCACCACTCGTACCCCCGCTAATGGCACTTCCAAGCGTGGATTGACCAGAACCCTGAGAGCGGATAGCCGCCATCTGTTGCGCAAGATTACCTGCGTTATTTGCATAGTTCTGTCCTGCCGATGCCTGGCCTGCTGCCGCAGACTGACCAACGTTTAACAGGTTGCCATAGTTTTGCATCTGCCCTGACAACCAGTTCTGCCCGAGCGTTGGTGCAATGGATGCAATTTGGTTTGATGTTGCTGTAGAGCCAAGACCTCCGGTGGCTTCCGCTGCATTCAGGCTTTGATAGCGAGCCTGATCAGCCAACTGTTTATACTGGTCTGAGTTGTAATACTGATTGAGAGCGCTGTTCTGACCTTCCAGCGTTGATAGCTGCTGAATCTGCTGGAGAGCCGGCAAACCTGCGGCGGCGTAAGGTGCCAACTGTTCCATCACACGATTGAATTGTTGGTTTTGCAGGTCTGCTGCGTACTGTGTTGCTTTTGCGGCTTCTTTTGCCCCGCTGCTTGATGAGCCACCTTTACCGCCTTTTTCAGGATAATAAGGTTCCTCACCGCGCAGTTTCCTGCCCAGCTTAAATGCATATAACATGGCTATCTCCCGTGATTCAGGAAGTCGATTAGTTCTTCGCGTGTGGCGCTGTAAAACGTCACGTCATCCACGCCTTTGAAGTATTTCTTGATGGTTCCTACACGCTTAAGGCCAATCATTGCGCAGTACATCTGACCGTGGCGAAATTTGCGTGCAGCAAATGATGTAACGCACTGAACGGTGGTGTTGGCGAGAATGTATCGCCAGAACGTCAGCCCGATTTCCTTACTGAATCCTCTAATCTCAGGCAGATACATGGCGTGGCAGTCAAAGGTCAGCGGCTGAATCTCGTTGTAATACACGATGCCACCGAACTGACCATGTACGTTCACTTCGAAATAGCGGCACTCAGGCTTGTAGTCGTATCCGTCACCGTTGTTGCTCCCGGCTATGATGTCGGGATGGTTGCCGACCGTTTCTATCAGGTCGATGTTTCGGGTGGGAGTGAATGTAATCATCAGTTGATCAATCCATGAGTTCGTATTGCATCTTCGAGAGCTTTGATACGCTGCCGCGCCTGCTGCAATCCAGTAGCCATAGCTGATACCTCAGACTGCGTATATGTGGCACTGACCGTGTATGCCTGGTTAGCGTTGAATGCACCGAGAAGCGCAGCTCCTGTTGCTGCTGTCCATCCGAGCTGTCGAGCACCGATAACTTTAGTACCGCCAACTGAATAGGACGTTGTCACGTTGAGAGGTGACGCCAGCGATTGTGTTGCGGTGGCTGTTTTCGATACGTAATCAACCTGCAATGCAGAAATATTTCCTTCAGCCGTCGTCACTCTACCATCAAGAGCACTGACATCAGCCTGCAAGGTGATTATTTCTCCTTCAGCCGTGGTTAGTCTGACATCCAGCGCCGCAATTGCATTGGTATTTGCAGCAATACGGATTTCATGGTCGTCTACGTCGATGCGTAACTGCTGAATTTTCGCTTCGTGGTCTGCAAGCTCAACATCCTGCTCATCGTTCTTTACCTGCGCGTCATAGGCACCTTGCCCTGCTTCGTTTGCCTTTCCCGCAATAGCGCCAACGTCAGCCCCCTGCGCGATTACGTAGAGCAGATAAGACCGGCTGAAGACGTTGCGTGGGAGGATTGAGGCATCCAGACGAGTAGCCTGAATAATGACAGGATTATTAAGTGACGGGTCTGCCATATTTTACTCCAGACGAATTTGACACCCGGATAGTGTTACTGGTGATTTGGTGATTACTCGCAGTTTGAATCCGATTAATCGACGAATGCGCCCAACACGTTTCCATAAAACGCGCTTGTCGTACACAAACGGCTCGTTCTGCTCAATCATCTGTTCACGACCGTAATTGATGCCGTCAGTTGTTGCAGACAGGAACAGGCGGTCAGCGTATTGAGCAACACCAGTGGATGATTCAACCTCAAGGTCGAAGCATCTGGCGTTATCTGCTTTGAAAAGGGGCGTAAACAGTAGGTGTTCTTGTTGTTTGTCGTACTGGCTGCTGATGTCGAATTGCAATTGTCCGACCACCGCTTCTGATTTGTCGCCGCACGTTATCTGGTTTCCTTCGTACATGAAGTCGACGCCGCGATATACATCATCGTAAAGCCCGGTTTTCAGCACACACCACTGAGGTCCGTTCTGGCTGGACGATGCGTCGTAAACCAGAACATGGCGAGGGAGATGAATAATCAGAAGCTCATGAGAATCGAAGCGCAAAGTCTCCATCACACCCGTCGCCATTTCTTCAGCGGTATATGAGCGGATAATTTTCTCAATACTGGCGGTCGCAATTGGCGATGCCTGCCCTGAACCGATGATGTAGACGGAAGGTGCGCCAGTAGCCGGATGACTGATAAAGGCGTATGAATCAGCGAACGGCGTTTTACAGTATGTTCCGGCAATGCCCTTCTGTACCATCAACGATGGCTGTGCGACATACAACGCAGCGCCAGCGGTGGTTGCGCCTGTCAGGGAGAAATACTCTATCGTTGACGAACCAAAGCAGACGATGAAGTCTCTCCATGTTCCGATGCCGATGATGCCGTCAGGCTGCGACTCTGCGCGATATTGTGCGCTGTAGCGGTCAGGATGCGATTCATCTTCGAGGTCAGTGATAAACCATGAATCAGTGCCGTCTTTTGACCACGCATAACGCCCACGTAAGCGCGTAATGTCACGCACTGAACCTAATTCATACTGCGTGAATCCGCTGTCTGCAGGCCAGTTTGAGACGGTTTTAACCGTGCCATCATAGCGATACTCGACCAGTTGGCCATTAACGCCTACCGCCTGTGATGTCCGACCATGTGCCATTGATACGCGACCACTTCCGGCAACATCACCAACTTCGCTTTCTCCTTTGTAGAGCTTGCCACCACAAACACGATAAACAGCATTCTGAGCGGTGTTGTACTCAACTCCACGCGATACGCCGTTCATATCATAACGTTTGGTAATGCCAGGGAATGAGCGGAGATAGCCGCTGCTGTTAAGGATTTCTTTGGGTGTTGCCAGCATATTCACTGGCAGATAGTCGATATAATCGGCGTTCTTGAAGTCTTTACCCATTCCCTTCATCATGGGGAGTTGTTGAATCGGCATTCTGTTCTCCGGGGAAATAATGCCATTCGTTCAGATTGGCGAAACTGTTTCCACTGCCTGTCGGCATGCGTGACGGGTAAGGCGCTCGTTTGGCTCTGGAAATGGCGGTTTGCTTATAGAGAAGCTCTTTTCCGTATTTAGCAGTGGCGATAATTTTGGCAGTAGCCTCAAGCGCATAATCAGGAGCAATGCGGCAGGCCAGATTATGGAATACGGCGCTGACTGCACTGGAGCGAAGGCCATGGTCGTCACCTTCAGCAGGAGGATTGTCATCATCTGAGAATACATATCCGGTAATGATGCCTTTCCCGTCCTGATACCACTCCGCCATCATCGCTTCCAGATCATCAACGGCATCCTGCATAGACTGAGGTTCGACATCAGTGAGAGTTGCATCTGATGCTACACCAAGCTTACGCAGCGCCGCCCTGACCAGATCGCCTTTAGTCTTTATCTGCATCGCTTTCCGCCTTAGGCTTTGGTCCTGGCTTTTTGCGTTCTTTGGTTGCCGGTTCTTTCGGTCGCAGGCTTAGCAGACGATTCAACACATCATCTGCCGTGTGGCCGTCCCATTCCTTGCCAAACTCAATTTCCGTGCCTTTAGGCAGATGTTCAATTTCACTCTCTGGGAGGTGGTATGTTACCGCGCCTTCTGGGGTGTCGATGCCAGCTAACACCCATCCATCCCATTGCTCGCCGTCATGATGCTGGAAGCTCCACCATGCGCTTTCGCGGAAGGCATTCATTAGTGTTGAAAACAGGCGCACTCGATGTGCATATAGTTCGTTAAAGGTGTGGTATCCATCAGATACTTCACCCATGTCTTTCTTGACCACGCATGACTCGCCGATTGGTTCGTCATTAGTCTCCGGCACCTCATTTGGATGCTTAACCCAACCATCGGCAAGGTGATCTTCTACATCGCTGTCGTCGACAACTTTAGCCTGAACTTCCTTGCCCCATACCTTCGTTCCACGACCCTGCTTATATAGCATTACGCCCATATGTCACCTCAAATAAGAAAGGGGCCGAAGCCCCTGTTAGTTACGCCTTCTGACCAGGCAGACCAACACCTATTGCTTCCGGTCGTGTCGCGTTTACGCCGTACCACAGCGCAATACGGCACAGGCCGGACATGGTGGAAATATCACCCTGCGTAGCGAAGATACCGTTAAGGCCAACATCCGGGATGCTGAATGAGGTAGTTTTCATACCTGCAAACAGTTCGTGGTTGGCCGGAATCGGCTGAGACACAATACGGATGGCGTCATCAGCCCAGAACACATTAGTGCGAGCGTCTTTAACGTTCAGAATGTTCACTGCCATTGCATCAGCCAGCGAGGTATTAACGTTGGCGTAGGCGCGTTGCTCAGGAGACAGGGAAACATCATCCAGCGCAACTGGCTTCGGCGTAATTTCAACGTGAGTAGCGTCAACAACACGGACCACGGAGAAAGTCGCGTCCTGCGCCAGCACGTTCTTAGCCATCTGACCGAGGAACTTAACGCCAGCAAACGAAATTTTGTCGCCGCGTTTCAGGCCGGTAGTTGCAGACAGGGTGACGGTAGCAAAACGGTTATCAACGTTAACTTTGTTGCCATCGTTATCCAGTTGCCATGCGACAGGCTTGAAGGACTGCGCACCGGATACAGTGATGCCAGTTGCGGTGGATTTGGTCAGCACAGGAAGTTTCGGAGAGCGCAGGACATCATCGAAGCCAGCGACCTGACGCTGAATGGTGCCATCGCGGTATGCTTCTTCAGGGATGCGCCCGAAGATATCACGCTTGGTCAGGTCATAACCCGCCTTTTTGTAGTCCTGCGGGTTGAAGAAGTACGATGTCCCCATGTCGCGGTTAAGTTCGCGGGAGAACATCAGTTCTTCTGCATCGGCCACAAAGTTCCATGCGTCTGCGGTATTAGTGCCGATAGCATCCGGCGAAGTGATAACCAATGACCCCATCTCGGCGGCCATGTTTGCGACTTTCAGCTCAACGTTATTCGCCAGCTTGCGAGCGGCGGACTGGATGCGGTGACGATACGCAGTCTCGTCTCGCAAGTCATCTGCGCGTAACTGGAAGAAGTCGTTATCCGGCTCTCCCATGTTTACCGCGACGTTAAGCTCCAGTAACCCTGTCGCTTTATCAGTTAAATCCCAACCCTCCTGAGTGGGGGACTCCTGCTCTACAGGCATCCAGATGGTATTGCTGGAGCGCTGCATAGAAGAAGCAGGCGGGGTGTATTTCTTGGCTTTCTGCGCCATTGGAGTGATTGCGGAGATGGTGTCAATAATCTCATCCACCGCCAGTGTAACAATTTGACCTTCGTTCAAAGCCATTATCGGATTCCTTTAAGTTTTGCCTTTAGCTTGCGGTAAGTTTCCACATCGCCCTTGCTCGCAGCCGCATCCATCTGTTTACGAATGGCATCTTTATTTGCTGCGCTGACATCACCGGTAATCGGCTGGTCAGCAGGGGGAGCGGAAGAGATTTGTTTACCGCGAGGCTTGAGAGTTAAGCGTTCGGATAGTCGAGTTAGTTCAATCAGCGCGGACTGCCCATCCATCGCCAGTAACTGGCGGGCTTTCTCCGGGTTTGCACCCAGGTGATACATGAGCGCGGCAGACTTCTCCGGGAACAGGCGCATAATGTCGGCCCCAACCGCAGGCGGAACCAGTTGCATAAATGCGTCTTCTTTCTCCTGATAGTCAGGGATATTGAGCTTTTCTGCCGCGTCATAGTGTTTGCGGGCAGCTTCGACGTATTGCGCTGATTGCTGGGTAAACTCCTGAGTCTTGCGGCCCTGTTCTGCTACGGCATTGCTGCGGGCGTCCTGCGCTTTCATTAGCCATTCGGTATTGGCAGCATTGAAAGCGGCAAGCGCACGGCTGTTGTCGTAGTCATATTTAGCCAGGCCTTCTTCTGACAGATAGGCATTAATATCCGGCTGAGGTGGAAGGTCAGGGTTTACCCGTAAACTCTCCGGCAATTCTCCGCGCTTAACCGCCTCCATCTGCTGCTCAAGCTCGCGCTGTCGTTTGCGCTCGATTCGGCGGCGGGCGAATTCTGCGTTCTTTGCCGGGTCTTGTTTTGGTGCTGTCTCATCGTCCTTCAGGACAATCTCAAAGCCCTCTTCCTGACCTGCATTGTCGTTGGCATTATCGACAACTAAGCCATCAGCAGATGCCGCTGCATGATCGCCGGACAGGGTTAAGTCTTCAGTTGCCTGAATTTCGGTGGTTGGTTCCATGATTAACTCTCTCTTATTGAGGTGTCTCGGCTACACTGCCGGAAGGTTGATTTTGTCTCTGCGATTGCAGGATATTGGCAATGTCCATTCGCTGCTTGTGCGTCTGTTCATCGCCTTTAAGGAGTAACTCAGCATTTGCGCGAGCGTCTTCGCTGCGGTCCTGCTGGAATGAAGCAACGGTTTTAAGGAACTCTCTAAACTCAGATTGTTTACTGAGGTCCATGTTGTTGAAGATTTCTGCGATTCTGGCAGCGTTAAGCTGGTTCTGCGCTTCGACTTTAGCTGCATCGATTTGCAGGGACAGCGTCTGGTTCTGAGCTTTAGCCAGTTCAGCCTGCCCCTGCAGGAGTACGCCCTGAGCCTGAACCATTGCCGGGTCTTGTTGACCTTGTTTGGCTTGTTGCGCCTCTACTAACCATTGCTGTTCTTCGGGCGTTTCTGGCTTCTTAACGCCCATCTGAATAAGCTGCTTGTTGGCATAGTCACGCATCATCTCAACACCTTTACCATCAAGCAGGGTGAAGTACTGAAGCAACAGCAGTTGATATTCTGGCGTTCCCTGTGGCGTCTTGCCGAGCAACTCAAGAATTTCTGCGCGGTTTTGCTGCTTCATGGACTGGAATGATGGTCCAACATCCGTGTAGCACTCATAGCGCCCCCTGATATCGTTTAGTACCTGCCGCTCACCAGTAGCAAGGTCAACAACCTCAGCCATTAGCTGAACATCTTTCTCGCTGCCATCCTCAAGGGTAATCGTAACGTTGCGAGGAACATCGTAGATGTCATTAACTATCGACTGGTAAATCTCTCCGTCACGGCGCATAGCGGTAGCCAGATTATCCTGAAACACGTATGTCTCAAGGTCAGCCCTCATATTCAGTTGATTGACGGTATCAAACGCAACCTGTCCGCCATTTACCGCTTCTGTATCAACTCCGAGAGTGGCAACCTCTTTTACTGCGCTGGTTGCTGCTTCCAGCATATAGGCGTTGGCTTGCGGCACTTCCGGGTTTTCATAATATGCCAGCGGCTGAGTCGGAAGGTCTCCACTATTTTCGTCAGTGCGATTGAGCAGGTAGTATGGGTAATCGTCGTTACCGTCGTACATATGCTCAAATCCTGCAATCTGCTCAGGCCAGAAGAACGGCTTCTTCTTCGGAGTGCGGGCCACGATGTCGGCGTTGAACGACATAATCATGTTGCGCAGACGCTGACCGTCTTTTGTCAGGCGGACGACACCCTCATACACTTCTTTATCTTCAACGAAGCCCCACTCTCCGAATACCGGAACAATGGGGATATGTTCGCCAGCAATGAGCTGCTTGTCTTTGAGTACAGCAGTGCAGGTGATAATCGATTTGTATACCCGGCGACGCTTAATCTGGCGCTCTGCAATTTTGATAAATCCACTATCAGCCAGGTCATCGATGACGTCTTTAATATCGCGCTTAAAGTAGCTTACCGGCTCACCCGTAACCGGGTCTTGGTAGATAAACGCCGTCTCTTTCTTCTCGACCACTTCGTAAAACTCAGCGATCTGAATTGTGTCATGCGTCAGCCATGGGAATACCCAATCGTTGGGGTTCTGGAATGATGGAATATCATCCGCATCGAGGTCGTATTTTTCTGCGAAATCCTCCCAACCATTCTGGCTCATTGAGTGGATAACTGTGCAGTGACGGGCGTCAGACTTGTCCATCAGTTTGCTGTTGCTGTCCCAGATAACATGGGAGCAGGCACTATGGATAGGCTCTCGACGGATAACCTGATTGTTGCTCGTTGGACTTTGGTCTTCGTAGTCAGTGACCAGACGCCACGCACCTACACCTGCTTCAATCTGCTCACGAACAGCGACGTTGACCGCGATTTTTGCCGTATTGTGTCGCATGTCTGTGCGATACATGCCCATTAGCACATCAGCAGCGTCAGGACTTGCTCCATCCTTTGGGCGATACAGAACATCAACAGGGTTCTGACGCATCTCAGAAACGAGTTTGCGCACCACAGGACGTACCACATCGAACTGCCCGCGATATTGTAGGGTTGTGTATTGTGATAGCCAGTCATCCCACTGAGATACGCGGGAGAAGAAGAGATCATTCTTGGCCTCCCTTCTGGCTTCATCGCTGGCTGTCCAGTCCGCATCAAAGCGCGACAGGATACTCTCCAGCCTGTTTTCATTGTCGGCCATTATCGTCCTCTGCGTACTGGTCTAATCGGTGCGGGAATTTTCTTTTCTTTCGGCTTTCTGATATCGCGCATCATCCTGGCGAAGCGGCGCATCATGTAGCCGTAGCGAGTAGCATCGAGCACATCATCGTTGGTCTTGACGATCTTGCCGTTCTCGTCGCGATGATAGAGACGGAACTCTTCAAAGAATGGTTCGCATGTGTTGAATACTTTGAATCTTCCTTCAAGCATCAGGTCACGAAGCTCACTAATGCCTGACTCTACTGAGTTACCGCCATCCGGGAACGTTGCGTGATCGGGAAGCATAGAGAACCCGGCATCCGCATATTGGGTTTTAAGTTGCTCACCACCGCCCTTTTCGTGTTGGTGACCGTCATGAGGCCACGCGACAGGTATTTTGTTAGCCCACGACTTAACAGCACCCCATGCCTGAACTGCGGTGTTCTCTGATTTCTTCCACACACGCGCCAGATAGAAAACATCTGCGTCTTTGTCCCACCAAAGCTGAATGTGAGCTTGCGGGTGGTTCCAGCCGAAGTCCTGAGCGTCGATAACATAGAAATGATCCGGGCATTCGAATGGCTGGCACTTAATCGTCTCTTCCGGTATCTGGAATATTCGACCGCTACCCATCGTAGGAATACCGCGAGCACGCGCCTCTCTCTCATGCTCAGGATAGGATGCGATGATTTGCTCTTTCTGCTCGTTGGTGTAGTGCTCAGCGTCATAGATGGTCATGTTGACCACTTTCTGCGACTTGCTGGGATTCTTCAGGAACTTGGTAACAACGTCAGACATCCCCATCAGCGGGGTAAACGTTAGAATTGAGAATTGCCCGTATTTGTTTGTACGGGTAAGACCTTCGCCATAAATGCTGTATGGTGGCTCTTCGTCAAACCACACGCCGTGGATTGTGTCACCCTGCCAGCGTGCACGGCCTTGCGAGTATGGCTTGAAGTAGCAGATTGAAATGCCATCTTCAACACCATCAGCCGTGTGATGCTTAACCAGAAGATGATCAACAAGGTTCGGAAAGAAAGGAGACTTCTTCCAGCTAATGATGTCCTCTTTCGGTATTGAACCGTAGCCAGGCTCATCATTCTCTTCGATACGCCCGCACAGGATGCGTTGAGTCGTTTTGGTTACAGTCTCGTTTGTTTCACCGCCAATCCAGAAGACAACTGGCTCATAGAAACGCTTACCTTTCCACTCTCCGCCATATTTGCCATCAGCAGGATAACCTTTCGTTCCCGGGTATCTACCGGTAAGGTGAAACGCAACTTCAGCAGCGCCAGTAAATGACTTACCAAGCTGGTTCCCAGCCATAAAACATCGCTCTGGATAGTCATGGCCGGCGTCGATGAACTCACGCTGTTTGCTGTATGGCGTAAATTCATATAGCAGGTGTGCATTTCGGTAGTTCTCTTCTTCTTCGAGTAGCTCGAGCAATTCGATTTGCTCTTCGTCGCTCAGGTTATCAAGAATCGCGTCCAGTTCCACGGTTGAATAGCTCCTTGATACGAGAGCGGCGCTTATCGCGATCTCCCTTATCAGGTGTCACGTCTTCAACTTGCGACTGCTCTTTGAGGCCCAAATCGCGGGCGATGATGTTAGCGTTGAGAAGGTCAGCGGCTGCGCCGGAGAATTTCTGGTCGTAGATGATTTGCTCTGCTCGCGTAACGACCTCAGATAAGTCTTCTCTCACCCTGTATTGTCGCCATGTTTCAAGCGTCACATCAAGGAATAGCGTTAGCCCGGTAATTGTCATCGCTCGCATCTTGGCAATGGGCTCTTGCGTTACTTCACCCTGATATGAGAACGCTTTCATCTCCCATAGTGGGTTAGCTTCCACCCACTCAAAGTATTCACAACAAGCAGCCCACAGCGCCTCAGGCGATTCGAATTTAGGGTTTCGCCCATGACTACTGCGGGCCTCCCAAAATCGGTTGCCCTTTGGTGCTGCCATATTCGTCTCACTTAATTGTTATTTCAGGTTGATTGCTCTTTCGCGCCTTCAATCAATAACTGCTTCAGCAATTCGAGTGTGCCAACTGCCTCACATAAACTGATTTCACCATCGTAATCATGAATGACGCTTTCCAGCCGCTCGTATAGCTCTTGAGTAATTGGGAATTTCTTCTCCTTACCCAAATTGATTACGCAACTCACATCATGCTCCGGTAGTGAACAGGTCTAACGCTTCCTTAGATTTACGCACTGCTTCGAATGTGCGGATCGTGATATCCGAATTAGCGCCGCCTGACTGGAAGTGAATTTTGAATAGCTCAAGCTTCAGTTCGTCAGTGCCAATGAATTGAAATGCTTCCTCTGCGGCTGCGTTCTGGTTCATGACCAGTTTGTAAATCTCTAACTGGAATTTCTGTTCTTCAGTCATGGGAATAATCTCTGCCATTGTTTTGGCTCCGGTTGTTGGAATAAGCCATTGTCGAGACCACTCATTGAATGGTCTCTGCAATAACCGATGTCTTTCCATCAGTCCGCCACCACAAAGAATCTTTTTTGCCATAAGGCAGGAGGTTCATCTTTCAGTGGCTGCCAGTGTTATTTCCCCACTTACTGGCTTGGGTTGCTTCGCGGTACTGCCGTAATGCAAAAACTGGATTAACCTGCGAAATCACACCATTCCGGGCAAATACATTTGCACTTCATTTGCCGCTCTCTCACGTGCAACATGAAGCAATCTTTTTCGCCCACCAACGCCCCACTTAGCCATTTGGCTTGCGCACTGGCTTATCGCTTTGGTTTCAGTATTGATGATGTGATCGATTCTATTCAGACGGGACATTGCGCCAACGCCGAGACGGACAACCGTTTTGAAAACTTCATAAACTTCGATTTCAAATTCCGGCTTAATCCATGCTGCATATCTGATTGCCAGAAGCTCAACACCCCACACACCTGGTTCTGCACCACCTTTGATTATTTTAAGTGGTTGAATTTGTTCCAAAGTGCTTTTTTGCACTTTGGCCTCCAGTGCTTTTATGAAGCGTTTTATCTGCGCGCTACGCAAAAACTGGCTTGGGCGCTGTTGCTCTGTAGCCTCTCCATTTGCAACTGCTGCTGCATGGAGATCGTTTAAGTTGTAGCGTCCATCCTCATCAACACGAACGGACACACCATTGACAATAACTGTTGGGTACTTCATCAGTGATTACCTTTTAGTGATGAACCTTGTCACACAGGATTCCGGCCCACAGAAAGGCACCGATCACCAAACCGGCATCCTCAAGGGTCATCCTGAAAGGTTCTGTGTTCAGAAGTCGCGCGTGTGAAGCGCGTTTGTTGCAGATATAAAAAGCCCCGCGAATGCGAGGCTAAATCCTGGTATTTGTAATGAACTGGCTCTTATCTCAACGCAGCCCCTTACCGCGCGCCAGATGCTCAATATCAAGCATCAGCAATGAGATGTTTAATCTGGATTCACTCCAGAAGTGATCACCATCCTGTCTACAGAGCCAGATGTGAAGAATGATGAGTAAAATTATCGCTATCATCGAAGGCATTGCGTCCTGATGTATTCCTGAAGCGTTCTCAGTGCTGTTTGGTCGCGGATAATTCCGTCCCGGATACCGAGAACGTTTCGTCCAGCAACTGGAGAGAGTTCGACGGTGGCATCATTGCCCATGCCGGAGGCGCTGGAGGTTTCGGCTGAGGATGGCACAGGGCATTTTCCTTTGACGAGCACCCTGCCACCATTATCAAGCTTGCGCCGAAGAGCATCATTTTCAGCTTTCGCATCAGCTAACTCCTTCGTGTATTTAGCATCGAGTGCATCAGCAGCACGCTGGCGTTGCTGCATGTCAGTAATGGTGGCGGTCGCCTGCTTCAGCTCACTGACTTTTTTATCACGCTGTTCTTTGTAGGCGATGGCGTTATCACGGTAATGATTAACAGCCCATAACAGGCAGACGATGATGCAGATAACCAGAGCGGAGATAATCGCGGTTACTCTGCTCATTGTTGCCCCCACAAACAGACTTCGCGCTCAATCTCACGGCGAGTCATCAGCCCTTTCCATTGCTTACCGCCAGCATATGTCCAGCGACGCAGCTGATCACATGCGCCTTTGATATCGCCCTGGTTTATTTTGCGAAGAAGCGTCGATGTTCTGAAATTGCCAGCACCCACGTTGTAAACGAATGAGTAAAGAGCGCCGCGCATTGTTTCCGGTATATCGACTTTGATGTACGGGTTAATTTGTCTGGCGACAGTGGCAAGGTCTTTATTCAGGAGGGCTTTGCATTCTGCTTCGGTATACGTTTTACCGAGCATGATGTCTTTTCCGGTGTGTCCGTGACATACAGTCCATACACCAACAATATCTTTGTATGGTATGTAGCTGACACCTTCCAGACCATCGTTACCACTCGGTCCAGTGATTAACACAGATGCTATAGCAATAGCCCCGCCACTTATCGCCGCTATTACGCTATTTCGTAGTGCCGGTGACATTGCCATTCAATCTGTCCTCGCGCTCTTTGCGCTTGTAGTACCAGTTGATGCCAAATGTGCCGACAGTACAAAGAATACCAATGATGACAGCCCAGTCATTCAGGGAGAGAATGCCACCCATCGCAGTCAGTCCTCCGAAGCTGTAACTGAACCATTCTCTGATTTTGTCCATACGGTACATGCTCTACCCCTTCATTGAGGGGATTTGCTCTATTTAATTAGGAATAAGGTCGATTACTGATAGAACAAATCCAGGCTACTGTGTTTAGTAATCAGATTTGTTCGTGACCGATATGCACGGGCAAAACGGCAGGAGGTTGTTAGCGCGACCTCCTGTCACCCGCTTTCACGAAGATCATGTGTAGAAGGCCGCAGCGTAACTATCACTGATGAATTCAGGATAGCCAGTGGATACGGCTCAGTTTGGGTTGTGCTGTTGCTGGGCGGCGATGACGCCTGTACGCATTTGGTGATCCGGCTCTGCTTCCGGTATTCGCTTAATTCAGCACAACGGAAAGAGCACTCAATGCATTTAAACCAAGCCCATAAAGGAGAATGCTCTTACCTGTTGCACAGATATAAAAAATCCCGAAACCGTTATGCAGGCTCTAACTATTACCTGCGAACTGTTTCGGGATTGCATTTTGCAGACCTCTCAGCCTGCGATGGTTGGAGTTCCAGACGATACGTCGAAGTGACCAACTAGGCGGAATCGGTAGTAAGCGCCGCCTCTTTTTATCTCACTACCACAACGAGCGAATTAACCCATCGTTGGGTCAAATTTACCCAACTTTATTCAAAAAGTCAATATCATGCCGTTAATATGTTGCCATCCGTGGCAATCATGCTGCTAACGTGTGACCGCATTCAAAATGTTGTCTGCGATTGACTCTTCTTTGTGGCATTGCACCACCAGAGCGTCATACAGCGGCTTAACAGTGCGTGACCATGTGGGTTGGGTAAGGTTGGGGATTAGCATCGTTACAGCGCGATATGCGGCGCTTGCTGGCATCCTTGAATAGCCGACACCTTTGCATCTTCCGCACTCTTTCTCAACAACTATCCCCCACTGCTCTGTTTTGGCTATATCAACCGCACGGCCTGTACCGTGGCAATCTCTGCATCTTGCGCCCGGCGTCGCGGCACTACGGCAATAATCCGCATAAGCGAATGTTGCGAGCACTTGCAGTACCTTTGCCTTAGTATTTCCTTCAAGCTTTGCCACGCCACGGTATTTCCCCGATACCTTGTGTGCAAATTGCATCAGATAGTTGATAGCCTTTTGTTTGTCGTTCTGGCTGAGTTCATGCTTACCGCAGAATGCAGCCATTCCGAATCCGGCTTGTGATTGCGCCATCCCCATAGCAGCCATCACATCAGTACCGGAAAGAGAGTCAGAAGCCGTGGCCCGTGGTGAGTCGCTCATCATCGGGCTTTTTGGCGAATGAAATTTAGCTACGCTTTCGAGTCTCATCGTCTTCCCCTCTTGCCCTGTTTGACCATCAGGACGCCGTTAACTATTACATGACGCTCGCCTTTGCTGTCTCGGTTGTACTTGAGCACTGTTCCTCTTGCGCAGGAAAGCATCCTTGCCACTTCAGTCTGATTGCCTCGTGTCTGGATAAGAAGCTCTGGTATCGTTTGAATTGTGGCGTTCATGCGTTCTCCAGTTCAGTGATTTTTATTCCAAGCCGTCCGCCTGGTACTTTCACGCCACGAATTACGCGAATGTCATCGAATTGCTCGTCGTCTTCCGCAAATCCGGCGTGGATAAGGGAGTCGAGTAAACCCTTCAGGATGTTATCGAGGTCGCGGCGGCGGGAGTCTGGAACGTCTGCGATGACTTTGATGCGGAGTCTTGATTTGGTGAAAATGTCTAACTTGAGTTGACGGATGATTTGCTGAACGTCTTTTCGGTATTTCTGGCCTTTATCGCTGATGTAGTATTGGCTTCCCCGTCTTCGCCAGTAGGTATTCACCGACGGCGGGTATGGAAGCACAAACTGATATTCGTTCATGGCTTAATCTTCCCCTCCTTCAGCAGTATCGCCTGCGTCCTGATCACGCCTTCGAGGTGGTAAAGTCTGGCGTCTTTGTTGTCGATATTATGGGTGCGTCGGTCGATTTCATCGTGACACGCGCTACAAGCCCATGCGCCGATCAGGTCGTCAGGCTTAATTCCCGTTCCGCAAATTCCAGCCATCCGGTAATGTGCCAGAACTGTAGTTTCAGGATTGCCATTGCATATGCCGTAAATACGTACCTGGCATTCTCTGCCGCGTGCTTCTTTGCGTAGGTTAGCCATTAAGCAGCCTCCCCTGTTACTTTCAGCATTCCGTTATCGAGCAGCTTTCTGGTCAGCCACTGTTGACCACGCCCGGTGATTTTTGTGGTGAACGATATCTGTATTCCGTGATTTGTGTTGACCGCTGTTTCTTTCACTGTGAAATAGCCGCGATCCATATATTCCTGCATTGGCACATTGCGCCGGGAACCTGAAGCAATAAGGATTTTGTGATCGCGCATCCACGCAAACAGTTTGTTTGGACCAATTCCAACAACCTTTGCAAAGTTTCCAATCAAAATTCCGCTGGCCTCGCCAACGCGATCGGCAAACTCAACTTTAGGTGCGGCAATTGCGAGCTGGTTTTCCAGTTGCATTTTCTGCTCAGCAAGATCAGCAGCAAGGCGCAACGCTTCTGGTAGCGTTTTGGGGATATTAACCGCAGCCTCTTCAAGCTCTCGCCAGCGGTCAACAAGGCGAGCGGTGAACTCTGGCGACAACTGGGCAACAACAACAATACTATCTCGCTTACCTTGTTCGCCTTCGAAGACGTAATGCTCGTACTGAACATTGAACCCTAAGTTATTGATTCTTTCGGAAACCTCAATTTGAGGAAGCCGGATAACACCATTTTTAGCCAGCGTTTCGATGGTACGTTTCACATTGTCATGACGCTTACCCACCAACTCAGCGATTTCAATGCTTGTCATTTTGATGGCATTGCCATTTATTAACTCATTCATCGTCTTCTTCCTCGTACATTGAGCTATTCGGATCGCTCATCAGTTCTGCGCAGCAATCGGAGCACACGTGAACTTCCAGCACATGCAGCTTCTGACCGCAGTTAGCGCACGTTAAAGCTCGCTCGACGCTTTCTTTCTGGTATTGAAGGGTTTGGGATGAGCTAAGCATGGCTTTCACCATTAAAAAGTCGCTTGTAAGCATCAATGTCTCGTTTTGCTTCACCGAGCTTTCGTCTTAACTCCATGTTTTCTGATTCAAGCTTTTCCATGTCTTGTTGGTATCGATCGCGGTGTTCTTTCCATGCTTTTCGATACGCCTTCATGTATGTCGTGTCGGCCTTTCTCTTTGCCTGACGAACAGCGTGATGGTTTTCTACAAACCAGTCAGGGTCGTTAAATGCTGCTCTGGCGCATGTATACCAATAATTTGTTGCCTCCCTGTTTAGCCAATAAATACTGATAAATGGCAACCGGATAGACACCATTTTTCGTTGTGACTCTTTCTCGCCAAACATGTGGCCTTTTTTGATGCTAAGTCCAAATCCAGGTTGAATTAAAAGCATTGTCATTTCCTCGCACGATGTCTTAGCCACCGGATATCCCACAGGTGAGCCGTGTAGTTGAAGGTTTTTACGTCAGATTCTTTTGGGATTGGCTTGCGTTTATTTCTGGAGCGTTTCGTTGGAAGGTATTTGCAGTTTTCGCAGATGATATCGGTGATGCTTCGTCGCTGTCGTCTCATGCCGCATCCTAAAAATTAAATCCAAGCTGACATGAAAATGCTTCACATGATTCAGAACACGAACCTGAATCATACTGTCGCATTGATGTCATTCTTGAGGCTAACTCATCTCTTGATATATCACTAAACAAGGCAATCAGTGATTTAAGTGTATTATTACCTCGATACATAACCGGTTCCTTTCCTGTTTTTATTTCTGTATCAAGGATGTTGATAAATGCATCTGCAAGTTCTGGCTCATCCATGGCTGCCAGCGCAACCTTTTGCATACTTTTTTTTATACAGAAAACACAATTACCAAGATGCTCCTGTATGCCAAGATCAAACTTCTGCCCACTCCACCAATCAAGCACATCCTGTTTTTCAAAATCGCTTATATCAGCCAGGTACCGAAAACCATTAGCCCTTTTAAGCCTGTTTGGTTCATCTGTGCGAATGCCAAGCCATGTGATGTAATTTCCTTTCCCAAACTTTTCCTGACAATATTTGGTGAATGGAACAGACTTCATTCTGTCGGTACAGAACGCACCGCCGATATATGGATGTCCGTATTTATTTAACATCCTTTTCCACGGTATAAGATCTGGACCAATATCATTGACACCTATCTCTTCATAACTACTGGCCTTCCCCATTTCTGGATTAGGTATTACACGAAGGCAATGTAAGTCTATTTTCCAGTTACTGACGATATTTCGGATGAACTCATATGTTTTAGGGTGCTCTGCCCCTGTATCCATGAAAACGTAATGCACGTCTTCACCTGCCCGTCGCTTTTGCTCCATTAGCCAGAGCAAATATGCTGACGTCCTGCCACCTGAGAAACTAACGACATTTATCATGCAGCCCTCCATTTTCGTTGTGACCATTCACACTCTCGCCGGGAGTCATCACTCCACCGCACGTTGCGCTCTGATCCGAACCAGAACATGATTTCGATAAGCTCAGTCATGCTGGCCTTTCGCATTTTGCTGGTACGCACGCCAAGCATGACAACGCCACCGTCGATACCAGGCACACTTCGTTGCTCCAGTTTTTTGGTCTTAAGCCACAGGGCGGTGAACAGGTCTTTCCAGTCCTCCGGCGCAAGCCTCTGTCCATGCCAAAGCACCTGACGTGATACGTCCTGCAATAACGCCCACATAAGGCGGTTTTGAGGATTGCTCCGCTTGGGTTCTTTAATGTGGACTTCGTGAGGTGACTTGTCGTCGATGGGAAGTGAGAGTATTGCGTCTATGGCGTTATTTCTGATTGCTTCGTTGCGAAGCATGTATATTTGCCTCACCCTTAAACCTCCTGAATCGCATTCTGACTAACTTTTGCATCTCGCCACCTAATTACATGCCTGAGCAATGATTAGGTCGCCACAGGCTTATTTATGTGGCTTAAAATCGATTTTGCTTACATACAAACAAAAGGCCTGCGATTACCAGCAGGCCTGTTACAAGCTCAGTGATGTAGATGGTCATACGTCAGCCCCTTGTGCATATCGTCTGCCCCGCGCAGCAGGTGCATTTGATGCTGTGCAAATCTGTCTGGCTTCATCCTGGTCACACGCAACAAAGTGTCCGTTGCAGAACCGCTGGTAAACCGTACCAAGTGAGCCAAAACGGTTTTTCGTCACGATGATTTCAGCAAATGGCGCGGCGCTACTGTTCTCGTCATATACCGCTTCCCGATAGAGCATGATGATTGAGTCTGCGTCCTGCTCAATGCTTCCTGAATCACGCAAATCTGCGTTTGTCGGGCGTTTGTTTGGTCGCTTCTCAACATCGCGCGAAAGCTGACTCAGGGAGATAACTGGCGTTTTCAGGTCTTTCGCCATCGCCTTCAGGCTTCCGGAGATGTGAGCAATTGCGAGGTCGTTGCGATCTGCTTTCGGCTTCTCAATCAGGCCAAGATAATCCGCCATGATGAGTGACAGGTTTGGATTTTCCTGTTTGTGCCGTTCTGCGATTGAGCGTATTTCTTCGACCGATAACCGCGAGGCATCGACTACCCATACATCCAAATCTGCAAGCTGATTCATGCCGTTAGCAACACGTGCCCAGCCCTCGTCATCCATCGATGCAGGATTTCGCAGTACGCTAACCGACATCCTCCCGGCGTTGGCAATGCTTCGCTCTGCAATCTGCAATGCGCTCATTTCCATTGAGAAAATCAATACTCCGCGCCGGACGTCAGAACCAGGAATAACGCGGCTTGCAACGCCTTCGGCAATCTTCAGCGCCAGTTCGGTTTTCCCCATACCAGGACGAGCGGCAATAATCACAAGGTCTTCTGCGTTCATCCCTCCGGTGATAGCGTCAAGCTCTTCGATTCCTGTCTTCAGGGTATCCGACTCTTCTCCGTTCCTCAGACGCCTGTCAAGCGTGTCAGTGTAGTCATTGATGATTTCCCCCAGTCTCACAGGTTTAACCTCGTTACGCGGCTTCCTGATGGCTGACAGGCGCTTTACAAGCTCGTCCATCGCGCTGCCTGAAGCATCCAGCGTGCCGTTACTGATTGGCTCTCGCATCTCATCCAGTAGCTGTAAAACCTGACGCCGTTGATAACTGTCTGCAACCATTCCGGCATAACCTTTCAGGTTTGCAGCGCTGGGACATGACCGCGCAGTCATCATCACCGCCGTTGCGTATTCATCCCCGCACTCCTCGGCCACCATCAGACCATCAATCATGTTCCTGTTTCTGGCCTGCTTTCGGATAACTTCAAAAGCTTTCCGGTAGAGCGGAATTGAGAATGCTTCAGGCTCCAGTGTTGCCAGAACGTCACTTGCGGTTGGTGTTAATCCACCAATCAGCAAGCCACCGATAACGCTCGCTTCGATATCCTGTCTCATACAATCCCCCTGTCTGCAAACTTCCCTTCCCGAACTCCCGTTAACGAATCTTCCCTCAGCAGGTAATCAAAATCAGCCGTCCAGCCTGTGTCGTTGTCTCCGAAGTAAAACGGCTTGGCCTGATGCACAAACGCCCTGACATACGCCCTGAAACCGTCCACGTTTGGCGTTTTCAGTTGCGGGATTATTTTCTTCAGGCGGCGTTTCCGTTTCTCGTTTACCGAAACAGCGTGTGGAAGTCTGTCACCGACTTCGGTGTTGTAGGCATTCAGGAAGGATTCGTAGTCGATTCGTTCTGCCTTGCGACGTTCAGGTTTAACCTGCCCATTGCCGCCCCCGTTAGGGGGTAAGGGGGTTTTATTATTGTTAACTACCTTCTTGTTAACTACCTTCTTGTTCTGTTTATCGGATGGTTTATCGCGTGGTTCATCGGGTGAATACTTCAAAGCCGCGCCATTGCTGGGTTTGTTGTTATCGGATGGTTTATCGCGTGGTTCATCGGGTGAAATTTCCTGATATTGACCATAATTTGTGATAGTTATCACAGTTCCAAACCGAGTGCCCTTCGTGGTAATCATCCCCTCTCTGGCAAAGAAATTAATCATTCTTGTCACTGCCTGAGGGCTTTTTTCATGACCATCCTGATCGCGTAATTTACGCCCCATAATCGCCGCTGTAGTAACTAGTTCGCCAGGATTAAGATTCCATTCTCTTCCTGAAAACTCTACTGTGCGATGTTTGTAGGAAGCCTCTCCAATGAGACGAATCCACATCGCAAGTTTTGCTGTATCCTTTGCCCATTCCTTAGACAGAAGACTCCTGAACAAGGAAAAATGCCCCTGCTTTTGGTTTTCCATCCGTGAACTCCTGCGCCCGTGTGCAGCGCTGAAATCGTAGACTTGTGCTGTGTTTTCCATTGCTATCGACCCTCACGGAATACTTTCAGGATTTCGCTGAATTGATCCACCGAGAATTCTTGCTTGAGGAGTCTTTCGAGGAAAGAATTTGGGATGAACGTATACCCGTTTTCTACAGGCAAATCCTTCAGGAGCGCCTTTGCCTCAGACTTCATAAGTTCAAACTTAGCCACGCTGGAAAACGTCATTGCGGTTTTAGAATCAATGGACTGAAGGAAGCGATTTCGCTTAACTTCTTTGTGCATTTCGGTATTTTTTCGCATATAATTACTCCTGTGGATTGATCCAGTCTTTCTACATCAGGCCTCGAAGAATTCGCCGTTCTTCGGGGCTTTTTCTTTTGTCAGGTAGGTAGCAAGTCGCCTGGTGAGCTCTGCCATTTCCTCGTCTTCGATTCCATACTCCAGAACCGCAAGCATCATGCTGACCTGAGAGAAGAAACCGTTCTTCCATCGGCTTACCTGGTATTCAGGAACACCCATAGCTTTAGCGAATGTCTTCTGTCCCATCATGGCTAACTTGTTGAGTAAAGTGGACTCAATGCGAGCCGCCTTCTTGCTTTTAGTTGCAACTACGTTCATTCAAAATATTCCTTAGAAATTAGATAGAGTTGGATTCGCAAATACACGCAAATCCGTTTAATAGATTTACCGCGTTGTCGGCGGTTCAGATTGGTAAAGAGCGTTGATACTTAACTTGCTGCCAGTAAGTCGGCTAAATCAGGACGAAGTTCTCTGGCTTTAATTCTTCCTCCTGTAGCTTTTACGATTGCTGCCACATACTTAGCGTCAATGCCGCCACCATGTAACCAACGCCATACAGTTGGCTGCTTAACTCCACACAAAGAGGCGAGTTTTTGCTGGCTTCCTGCAATGGCAACAGCTTTTTGTATTGCTTTGTTAGTCATTGCTTATTCTCTTTCGTATAACACACAACAAATAATAGCAATGAGTATTAACCAAAGCAATAGCAAAACGTGTTTTGACCATTAATACGCAAGCGTATAAATTGAATATTATGAAAAAAGAAACTCTCTCTGACCGTCTCAACAAGGCAATGGAACTGGCTGGTATGTCTCAAGGTGCTCTTGCTAAAGCGTCAGGCGTTGCTCAGCCAACGATCTGGCGTTTGACAAGTGGAAACGCTCGTGGGTCAACAAAGATTGTTGAAATAGCAAACGCGTTAGGTGTTAATTCGGAATGGTTGTCTACCGGAATTGGTCCTATGAAAAAAGATGGAACTACTCCGATAAACGCATCTCCATCTTCAAACACATTTAAAATCGATATCCTAGATCTTGAAGTTAGCGCGGGTCCTGGCGTTATCAATCGAGAATTCGTGGAAATACTCCGCTCAGTTGAGTATTCGCAGGACGATGCCAGACACATGTTCGATGGTAGAAAGGCTGAAAATATCCGCATCATAAATGTGCGCGGGGATAGCATGTCAGGAACTATTGAACCAGGAGATCTGTTGTTTGTAGACGTAAGCATCAAAAACTTCGATGGGGATGGGATATACGCCTTCCTCTATGACGATACTGCACATGTTAAGCGGCTCCAGAAGATGAAAGATAAACTATTGGTCATATCTGATAATAAGAGTTATTCAGCTTGGGACCCAATTGAAAGAGATGAAATGAATAGGGTTTTTGTCTTTGGAAAGGTAATTGGAAGCATGCCGCAGACCTATAGGAAGCACGGTTAGCCAGCCAATGGCCTGATGAGATATTTGGGTGATGATGGACTGAATGGATGTTTGGGGGATAGTGGTTGTGTGAAACAGGTCGCAGAAATGCGGCCTTTTTACAAAAAATGCAAGCACTCAAGATAGAATATATGCTTGCTTGTTAATTTATATACTTGATATTATGCAAGCACATTTCACAACAAAGAGTGCTTGCATAATGTCTGATAAAGAAAGCAAAGAACCAACGGGAAAGTCCAAAGGTGGTGTGGCAAGGGCTAATGCTCTTTCTGCAGAAGAAAGGTCGGCTATTGCAAGAAAAGCCGCAGCGGCTAGGTGGGGTGGCGATGGTGAGGTGGAAATTGCCAAAAGATCTGGCGACATTGTCATTGGAGACTTAAAGATACAATGCGCCGTGCTTGAGGATGGGACAAGGGTTCTGTCAGAGAGAGCTATCACTAAAGCCTTCGGCGGGAAGCGTGGAGGCTCCCACTGGAAGAGGATGAAAGAGAATCCAGATGGCGCCTATCTTCCTGTTTTCTTGTCAGCTAAAAACATTAAGCCATTCATTAATAATGAATTATCCGAAGGTCTATCCCGGCGCCGTCTTTTCAAAATAAATAAAGGAGCGGCGCCAGCTTACGGCATTGAAGCATCTTTGCTCCCAAAGATATGCAATGTTTATTTGAAGATGAGAGATCAGGGTGATGCCCTTCAGTCATCTCAGATACCTATTTCTGTTCAGGCAGACATTATCATGCGCGGTCTTGCAGAGGTTGGTATTGTAGCGCTGGTAGACGAAGCTACTGGACATATCGATGAAAAGAGACAAGATGAATATCGAATTCTCTTTCAAGAGTTCATCAAAGAGCAGGTCAGAGAATATGAGAAGGAATTTCCGAAGCAGTTCACGGATGGCCTTTATCGACTTTACGGACTTACGCAGAAAAAAGCAGGTCGGCACCCTCAGTTTTTCGGTAAGTTTACGAGGAAGTATATCTACGAGCCATTAGCATCAAGTAAAGGCGCCATCCTTGAGATGCTAGATGAAAAAAACCCTGTCGTTTATGCGAATGGCGGTAGAAGATATAAGATGTTTCAGTTCCTAACCGATAGCATCGGTGTTCCGATGTTTAGGGCGCACCTTTGGCAGGTAGTTGGCATCCTTTCAAGCTCAAGAAATAAAGCTGAGTTTGACAGAGCATTCAAAAGAGCCTTTCCATCGCCCGGGACTCAATTTGAGTTGCTAGATGAAGATGAGTAAGCGATCACGCCCGGCCACAGTGCCGGGTTTTCTTTTCCTGCCGTTCCCTACATCAACCATTCGCCCGCCAACGTAACTCATTGATAATTATGCCAACGCATCGCTATTTCATCCATTTGCCCGCCACTTTGTCACCACCCAGATACCTACTCTTCCAGTAGCTTCACAGCAAGTTTCATGCACTGCAACTGGTCGTCATCCCACTTATCCAGACCTTTCGCTATCTCCGTACGAATAACGTCAGCTATAGCTACTCTTTTGGTCTCATGCCCCTCCGCAACCATAGCAAAAACGACATCACCGACAATCCTGCACATTTCCTGATAGCGCAACTGCGCCAGTTCCTCGTTTTTCACACAGATTCCTCGCTCGTTTTTTGTTCAGAACAGTATGGCATAGAGGATTTATAAAAATAAATTCATTTTGCTATCAACAACATAATAACAAAAACCATTAATTAATAGCAAAACGTATTGATACGGATAATACTCAATGCTATTGTTTAGCCATCAGCAGGACGCTGGTAGCCAAACGGACAGGCAACGCTCTTTAACTTCGATGATGCGCTGACAAAGCGCGAGCAGATACCAAACGAGATGGGTTTGGACTGGCGTGTGGTGGAGCTTAGGCCTCTAGCTGTACCGATCGGGCCGGACTGAGAAACCACTTGAAATCCGGAAATTGAGACAGGTTCCGGCGCCAGTACCAAAGCCATTTCACATGAGGATTAAATCATGACGGTTATCACCTACGGGAAGTCAACGTTTGCAGGCAATGCTAAAACTCGCCGTCATGAGCGGCGCAGAAAGCTAGCCATAGAGCGCGACACCATCTGCAATATCATCGATTCAATTTTTGGCTGCGATGCTCCTGATGCTTCTCATGAGGTCAAAGCCAAAAGAATTGACCGTGTCACCAAAGCCATTTCGCTTGCCGGAACGCGTCAGAAGGAAGTTGAAGGAGGATCTGTACTTCTTCCAGACGTAGCACTTTACGCGGCTGGTCATCGTAAGAGCAAACAAATAACAGCGAGGTAAGGTATTTGTCGGTTAAGTCGTTATTTTTTGAGCTGTTCGTCCTGTACAATAAGTTCATTCATAAGAATGTCTGACTTCCCGGCAAATCTCATGTAGCACTCATTAAAATACTTTTCCGGGATAATAAAACGGTCAATATCAGGATATCCAATAGCAGAAGGCAATCGAGTGATAATCCCTTTTTTGAGCAATGAAATTGCTTCAGGGCTTCCCTTTTCTGTCTTTAGCTGGTTATTAGCGGCTACAGCGAATGCCAAATACGCTCTTTCTCCAAGAGTTAACGAATCAAACAAATCCCGAACGACTTTTTCTTCTCTGTCCTTACGCCGCTGAGCAGTTGATGCCTCAATTCTTTCAGTAACAGCGTGATAAACGGAATTAACAACACCGTTAAGCACATAGCTAACGCAGAACAACAGGATGTAATACATCCAGTAATGAGGAAGTATTTCTGGATTATGCAGGTTTATCCATTCTTTTACGCTTACCGGCATAACAATAATCAATACGATCAGGATGATTAGCATATGAATCAACTGTTTAAGTGTCATTCCTTGCAGGAAAAAACGCATTAGCTCCTGCCACCATGAGTTGTTCATCGGCGATTCTCTTTTTGCTCTCTGTAGGGGTGAATAGAGTTTATCCGATTTCTCGCTGTAGGGGTACACGAGAACCACCGAGCCTGATGTGGTTAAAAGACAGGCACAATCCAGAATTTTTTACAGCAAGCCTCTCATCTAATCAGGTCGCAATGCGGCCTTTTTTATTGCCAAAATTTAAGGAATAACAACATGAATTCAGCAGATTTATCGAAGATTCTTGAAGAACACAAAGTGTGGAATACCTCAATGCGTGAGAGCGGATCGAGAGCCAACCTGTGCGATGCCAACCTGTGCGGTGCCGACCTGCGCGGTGCCAACCTGTGCGATGCCAACCTGTGCGGTGCCAACCTGTGCGATGCCAACCTGTGCGATACCAACCTGCGCGGTGCCGACCTGTGCGATGCCAACCTGTGCGGTGCCAACCTGTGCGATGCCAACCTGTGCGATACCAACCTGCGCGGTGCCGACCTGTACGGTGCCAACCTGTGCGGTGCCGACCTGTACGGTGCCGACCTGCCTGATCTCACTTTCGTAATCCTGGGTGAGAAATACTTCATAAGTATAACGAACGGTGAATATGTACGAGCAGGGTGCCAGAACCACACAGTTGAGGAATGGAGAAAATATAGTAAGCAGGAAATTACTGAGATGGATGGTCGTAAAGCTCTAAAATTTTATCCACGATTGCTTTCGATAATTGACTTTTACCTCGGGGCCGGAGAATGGCCTGATTGGGTTAAAAGCGATGGGGAGGAGTGATGGAAATAAATAAAGAGCAGGCATCAGAAATTATCAAACTTATCGAACAAGCATTACTTGATGGGTTTGATGATGAAATTTTGGTTTCGCTACACGAAAGTCTTACCAAATTTGTCAGCGAATAAGCACCGATAGCAGATTTACGAGTCTGCTATGTGAGCAATTTCGCTCGTAACCAAACGAGGACGACGACTCGTTCTGGTTAATCGAAAAATCATCCCTTGATATTATTTGCCGCTCGCAGTCAGGGCGGCTTTTTTATCGCATATCCACAGCGCTTCATATCGAGGCGTTTTAGCTATGCCAATAAATGAAAATGGAGAATCCCACGATGACATTTACTATCGCGGGCGGTGCCGTCATGGGTATCGCACACCTTAATGAATCACTTTTAGAGCGTATCACCAGAAAATTACGGGCCGGATTGAAACGTCTCGGTGAAATTCTTAATCAGCCAGGAGTGCCACGCCATGACCATTACGCCTGTTAATGGAACAATTCTTGTTCAGCAAGGAAACAGGGAGTTCAACAAGCTATATGAGAAAGTATTTCCGGATACAAAACAGGGAATGTCTGATGCTTATACATGGGCTGCCGGAATAGCTCTTGGTTGGGATAAGTGGCAGGACGAAGAATGGGAGGCGCGTCATGTTGCATGATTTTGATGATGAAGAATTTATTGCTCTCATTTCTCCTAAAATTGAGGAGGAAGTGGAGCAGCAAATTAACTTAGCCGCAGAACGGCAGAATCCGGTTATTAGCTGGGATGAATTTGCGGGGTATTACTCATGAATCTGGATCAGTTAGATGAACCGTTCGCAGCTGAAGATATCGAATGGCGAATACAGCAAAGCGGTAAAACACGCGATGGCAAAGTGTGGGCTATGGTGCTGGCTTATGTCACGAACAGGGCAATCATGAAACGCCTGGACGATGTTTGCGGCAAAGCAGGATGGCGCAATGAATATCGCGATATTCCCAACAACGGTGGCGTTGAATGCGGCATATCAATCAAGATTGGTTCTGAATGGGTAACCAAATGGGATGCTGCTGAAAACACACAGGTAGAAGCCGTCAAAGGTGGTCGCTCCGGCGCAATGAAGCGTGCTGCCGTTCAGTGGGGAATTGGTCGGTATCTGTATAACCTTGAGGAAGGTTTTGCGCAGATATCCAGTGATAAGAAACAAGGATGGCACAGGGCCAAACTGAAGGATGGAACAGGATTTTACTGGCTCCCTCCATCGCTGCCGGACTGGGCCATGCCAGCCTCATGCAATCAACCATCACCAGAAAATACCAACCAGAAATCTCCATCGGTTGACTGCGAACAAATCCTGAAAGACTTCAGCGATTATGCAGCAACAGAAACTGACAAGAAAAAGCTAATTGAGAGATATCAGCATGACTGGCAATTATTGGCTGGTCACGATGATGCGCAGACAAAATGCGTTCAGGTAATGAATATCAGAATAAATGAGCTTAAACAGGTGGCTTAATGAGAAGATTAAACATAACTCCAGCGGAGATGGAGTCAGTTTGCGGTCGCATGGTAGCTTGCCGTGCAGCAGAACATCTGGGCCTAAACATAAATCAGTTTTATTACATAGCAAAAAAACTGTCATTAAAAACGGCATTCGTTAAGCCAAGATGGAGCGAAGACGAAGACAAAAGAATGCAGGCGCTTATCTCATCAGGCTATACACAAAGAAATGTAGCAAAAATTCTCGGGCGAAGTGAAGAGTCGGTAAAAAGCAGGCTATCACGTTTACGAAAGAAATAGCCCTATCCCTACCACATTATTCGGATAACCTACCCCGGAGTAAATTATGCCTGCACCTCTATATGGGGCGGACGACCCGCGCCGATGTTCCGGCAATTCCGTCTCGGATGTGCTGGATAAATTCAGAAAGAACTACGACCTGATAATGTCAATGCCGCAGGAAACGAAAGCAGAAAGAGATTTTCGAAATTCAATCTGGCTAGCTGAGCGTAACGAAAAAGAACTCATCAGGCAGACATCAATACGACCATTCCGCAAAGCAATATATACAAAATTCATTGAAATCGACCCGCGCCTTAAAAATTACCGCTCACGTTATGGCGCTATCAGTAATGACTGAGGAATTTACCATGAGAGGACTTGCATACAATCCCGGCATTCTTCCGGCAGAAATGATTATTCGCCAACGCGTAAAGCCAATGCCATCGAGAGAGGAATTGCTTAAGAGAAATTCTTTTCCGTCAGTAAATCAAAACAAATATCTGAATGAGATGTGGCGGAGTGGGAAGAAATGAAACAAATGACACTAATTGAGATGGATGGATTTCTGAAAGGTAAATGCATCCCACGAGATTTAAAGGTTAACGAAACAAACGCTGAATATCTGGTGCGTAAATTTGCTGAAGCGGAGGCCAAGTGCGCGGCGCTGGCAGCGGAGAATGCGGGGATGAAACACGCAATGGCCGTAACTCTTGAGCATGTGTCGGTCACGGATGCAGGGCAGGCCGGAGTTGCTGCAATGATTATCAACGATGCCCTACACCACAGCGAAACTCCAGCTACCGATGCATTCCTGGCTGAAGTGTGGGCGCAGGGGGTAGAGATGTTTGCTGACAATCTGTTGTGTCCAGACCTTGATGACACTATCCGTGACTTTGCTGCCCAGCTTCGCAAAGGAGGCAACCAGTGAGTGTATGTCTTATTGATAAACGTCGACGTGGGCAACAAATACCATCTGTTGAAATGCCGAATCACACATGGTTTTGCGTACTTGATATCGATGGTATGGATACGTTGATCGACACTCGTCATTACTGCGATACCGCAACAGCTACTCCTGCAAAAGCAAAGAAAATGGCTGCTCTGATAGAAAACTGGACTCCACCTGATGGTTGGTGCAATGGGAATGATCGAGATTGGCACGAAAAAATGAAGGGCTATATCTGCGATTTTTTACGTAAATGCAACGGATTCATGGTGATGTGACATGAGCGAGATTAACTATCAGGCCCTGCGTGAAAAGGCAGAGAAAGCAACGTGTGGTGTGTGGTCGCTCGAATATGGAGAGGGCCGATTTGATGGTGATGATGCACTAATTCATCGCGAGGCTGCTGGATATATTCCCATTTGCAGAATTGAAGGAGCGCATCCTGAAAGCGGTTTCGATGAAGATTTCCAAATGGAACAGCAGGCCAATGCTGAATTCATCGCCGCAGCCAGTCCAGCTGCCGTGCTGGCACTACTGGATGAACGGGAAGCAGCCAAAAAGCGCATTGCAGAACTGGAAGCACGGACGGTCAACTTACCAAAACGCAGCGTTGGTGAGGTCATGCACCTGAGCGGATTCAGCCGGGATTACGCCGAGGGTTGGTGTGCTGGTAATGACAATGCGATGCACGAAATACGCGCCGCTGGGATCAAGGTTAAGGAGTCGTGATGTCACAGCAAACAATTTTGGACATGTGCTGCGGCTCTCGCATGTTCTGGTTCAACAAACAGGATTCCCGCACCGTGTTCGCCGATATCCGTGCCGAAGAACACACATTGTGCGACGGTCGCCGTCTGGTTATCAGTCCTGATTTGATTGCTGATTTTCGCGCGCTACCGTTTGCTGATTCGTCGTTTCCGGTTGTGGTGTTTGATCCGCCTCATCTGGAACGTGTCGGTCAAACGGCCTGGATGGGTAAAAAATACGGGCACCTGAATAAAAAAACATGGCGCGCGGATATTCGCGCCGGGTTTAAAGAGGCATTCCGCGTATTGCGGCCACACGGTGTACTCATTTTTAAATGGAACGAAACGCAGATTCCGGTAAGCCAGATTTTGGCGCTGACGGACGTAAAACCAATTATTGGCCAGCGAACCGGGAAGAACGATAAAACCCACTGGATTATTTTTGTGAAGGACTAACCCATGACTACTATTACCAAAGAACGTATTGAATTGTTCGTTAAATCGCCGCTTGAAAACGGGCTTACCCGTGGTGAACAAATGGATCTGGCGCGTATCGCGCTGGCATCGCTGGAAGCTGAGCCAATTGGCTATATGAATCGCTTTACAGGGCGCGTGTTCAGTCTTGACGAACAACCAGGCGCTGACACTGACACAGATGTTTATGAGCCAGTATATGCCGCTCCGCCCGCGCCGGTAGTACCGGATGGTTACGCACTTGTACCCGTCGAACCTACGGACGAAATGATAGCTGCGGCGATGAACTGCGAAGATGTGATGTTCAATAGCGATGAGTCATTCTGCGTACAGTTCGGTAATATCTACGAGGCCATGCTCGCAGCAGCACCGCAAAAATAACAATCCTCGCACTCGCGGGGATTTTTTTATCTTAACTCGCTACGGCGGGTTTTGTTTTATGGAGCGAATGATGGTTCTTGTTATCAGTGCCACCTATCTTTGTCGCCGCGGGGATATTGATGGCGCGGTTTACGCAGGTATAGCAATTTTCGGATTTATTGAGCTTCTTGTAGAGATTGCTCTTCTCGCTTCAGTATTAGGAAAGTAACCATGGAATCACACAGCCTCACACTCGATGAGGCCTGTGCATTTCTCAAGATATCCAATAACCAGCCTTGCGCTGGTTTTTTCTTGCGTGAATTTGCAGAGGTAATGAGATGTACTTAACGCTTCCAGAATGGAACCAGCGACAGCCAAGGCCAAGAAGCCTTGAGACAGTTCGACGCTGGGTTAGAGAGTGTCGAATCTCCCCTCCTCCGCTTAAGGATGGAAGGGAGTATCTGTTTCATGAGAACGCAGTAAAAATCGACGTTAAAAATAAGCCAACAGGCAGACTTTTGAAGAGGATTAGAGATGGGAAGAAGGCGAAGCCATGAACGCCGTGATTTGCCTCCAAACTTGTATATCAGGAACAACGGTTATTATTGCTATCGAGACCCAAGGACGGGTAAGGAGTTTGGGTTAGGTCGCGACCGGAGAATCGCAGTAACAGAAGCAGTTCAGGCGAACATTGAATTATTTTCCAGCGCTGAGCGAAAAAGTCTTACGTCGCGGATCAATAATGAAGATGCAATGACTATGCACGCATGGCTGGAAAAATATGACAGCATCATATCAGTCAGAGGACTCAGGCCTAAAACACTTGCTGATTACAGAAGCAAAATAAGAGCCATAAAGGAGCGGTTTCAGGACATTCCATTGTCAGATATAACAACCAGGGATATTGCCACCATACTCAATGATTATGTTTCAGAAGGAAAGTCGGCCACATCAAAGTTAATCAGATCGACGTTGAGTGACATTTTCAGAGAAGCTATAGCTGAAGGCTTCATACACTCAAACCCAGTCACGGCCACAAGGGCCGCTAAATCTGAAGTTAAAAGGGTCAGATTAACCACCGATGAATTCATGAAAATATATGATGCTGCCGGGAAGCAGCCGCCATGGGTGAAACTGTCTATGGAGATAGCATTACTTACCGGGCAGCGTGTTAGTGATATCTGTGCAATGAAATGGGTTGACATTTCAGAAGGATTTCTACACGTACAACAACAAAAGACAGGAGCAAAACTGGCGATACCGGTAACGATTAAGCTTGATGCAGCTAACCTTTCGCTTTCAGATACGCTGAAGAGATGTAAATCACTTTCGCAAGGAGAAACAATAATTTCCTCTACACGAAGCGAAGCGCTTTCATCAGGGACGGTATCAAGGTATTTTATGCGCGCACGCAAGGAATCTGGACTTTCTTTCAGCGGAGAACCGCCAACATTTCATGAGATACGCAGCCTGTCTGCAAGGCTCTATGAGAAACAGTATGGCGAAAGATTTGCGCAGCACCTTCTCGGACATAAGTCTGATAGCATGGCTGCGCAATACAGGAACGATCGCGGGAGAGAGTGGGAGAGAATAGAAATCAGCTAG